AACGAGTTCGCTGATACCTTCGTTTGGTACATCTTCGCTGAAGGAACATTCTTGTTCCTTGATGGCGGAACACTGGACCTGGGTATCATCCGAGACAGCTCGCTCGCTGGAACCAACGACTACAAGATGTTCGTTGAAACCTTCGAAGGTGTTGCAAAGGTCGGTGTCGAGAGCCTTGCGGTTACTTCCACTATCCAGGTGAATGGTGCGGCTGCTGCCCTCCGTGACACCCTTGGTGGGGTTGCCTCAGCGGTAATCGAGTACTAATCCCCTAATCATCTACACGAGCAACGCTTACAGTCTAAGGAGTAAAAATGGCAACATTTCAAGGAGTATTTGAAGCTCACAAGCTTACTCCCGCTCCCGCCGGACTGCTGAGCGTTGCTCGTGTGATGACACACACCGCTCGTGCCTATGACGAGCGCTGGGTTAGAGAGTTCTCTCAGGAGTATGACTCACTTCCCACATCAGTTCAACTATTAACAGTTAATGATGCGACCGTCGCAGACGGTGTTATTTCGACTGATTCTGGATCTAGTTACCTAGACTATGTTCCTTTTTACATTGATGTTGAGGATTTCGCCTCAACTTTTGGTCTTCTCGGAGAAGATCGGTTTAAGCGTGTTATCACAGAACTTGAGTCAGTTACTCAAAAGGTGATAGAGCGTGAGTTCTGGGAGGGTAAAGCCGCTCAGGCAGAGACTACTGCCAATTCAAACATGTATTTGACCAAGTCTGGCTTAGCCACTATTCCCGTTGCGGGGGCCTTTAAGCCCGAAAACGCTTTGATGCACCTGGAACAGGCTATCTCTTCCTCCCCCGTAGGTGAGACCGGTGTTATTCACGTGACGCGCGACGTCGCCTCCATCCTGGGATCCCGGTTGGTTTACCTTAAAGCAAAAGACGACAACCCCGCTCAGGTGATGACTCGCCTTGGAACCCCCGTAGTCATCGGCTCGGGGTACACAGGGAAGGGCCCCATCGGGGACACAAACGCAGCGGCTTCGGCCACAAACAAATGGATTTTTGCCACAGGGAGCGTAGACGTTCACCTAGGCAAGATAGAGGTTGTAAACGACACCTTGGCTCAAGGTGCCGATGTTACAATTAATAATATGAGAATCAAAGCGTATCGCCCAGCGGCGGTGCTCTCTGACCCAGCAATGCATTTTGCAATGCGAGTGACACTTCCCAGCGATTAACCCACAAACAAGAAAGAAATAGGAGCACACTGGTATGGCTACACAGGACTACGCGGCCAGCGTCCAAGGTGTGGCGATCCGAGTCACTCGACTGGACGCCGCAGGCAATCTGCTTAATGGACCCGGAGATTCCTACGCCACTTCGGCGTTTCTCCGAGCATCATTTACACCCGAATACGAAGAAGGCGACGAAATCACCGAGAAGGCTGCTGACGGCACAATTTGTGTTTCGTACAAAGCACCTGACACCCTCAAGCGAATCACCATGGAAATTGCGATCTGTGAGCCCGACCCCGAGCTTACAGCGTTGATGTCCGGTGGATTGCTTCTTCGCAAGAACTACGGAAGCTTTGCTTCACCTGACAACAAGAGCATTGGTTGGGCCGCACCTGGTGTGGGCGACGACCCCGCTGGAAACGGTGTTTCCATCGAGGTTTGGTCCTTTGCTATTAAAGACGGCAAGCGTGACGCTGCTCTTCCCTACTTCTACTGGGTTTTCCCCTACGCCAAGTTGCGTCAGAGTGGTGACCGCGTTATCGAGAACGGCCTTCTCGCTAACACTTTTGAAGGACACGGACTGGGTAATGCGCTCTTCTCGACAGGTCTTGACGACCGCTGGGAGTTCCCCATCGCCACAGAGCGTCCCTACAGCTACGCACGTGGCACATGGGCACCTGAAGGCCTTAAGGGCTTCTACCGTTGGTTTGGTCTTAGCGCAAACACAGCTACGAACAAGTCCATCACCTCTGAGGTTGGGACCATCACAACTGGTACCGCCCACGGCTTTGAGGTTGGGCAGTCAGTAACCATTGCTGGCGTTGATTCTAGCTTCAATGGTACCCACCTTATTACGGCAGCTCCGACTACCACAACCTTTAGGGTTTTGCTGACAGGTGCTTCAGATGTTGCAAGCACCCCGGTATCTCCCGCTGGTGAGGTTGTCCGCAATCGTGGCTACCTCGCAGTAACTGACTTTGCCAGCCAGGGCTCTACTTCAGAGTACAACGTACCTGGTGGTGAGGACTTCAACCCAGACCTCCCGATCGACTTCATTATCGCATCGAGCGAGGACCCCACCCCTTAAGAGATTAGTCAGAGCGGGCAGTTAGCGATGGGAGTCCCGTCGGCTGCCCGCTTTACTAATAAGGAGACAAAATGAGCAACCTCTGGGTAGATGTCGAAGAGCTAGGACAATACGCTAATTCAGACTATGCTTATGAAGCAGTTAAAAATGCTTCGTATCTCTTGTGGGGAATGTCCGGAAGAAAGTTTTCCGGAGTTACCACTGTAACCGAAAGATATGTCTCAGCCTATGACCCGTATCTTAGGTCCGGAGGCTCGAGATTTAATTTTTATCCTATTCTTATCGGGGGTCAAGTCGAGAATATTCCTGTTGGTTCTGTCGACCGAAACTCTCACCACGACTTTAATGGCGACGGGACATCTTCTTATTCAAGACTTAGGCTGAGAGGCCGTAAGGTTGTTAAGATACACAATCTTAGGGATCAAAAAGGGGAGATAATTGATTCCAGCACCTACTATCTTTCAGACCACTCCACTATTTATGGGACTCCTAATGCCAAGTGGAGCCCTTCAAACGTAGAGGTCACCTACACTTACGGGTCACCTCCCCCGCAGGCGGGTAAGACAGCGGCAAGACTTCTGGCGACCGAGTTGGTTAAACTTTATGAGGGTGACGACACATGTGCGCTTCCTCAAAGAGTTTCTACTGCCTCACGGCAGGGTGTTAGCTACACCATCCTAGACAACCAATCCTTTATTGATGAGCTTAAAACGGGCGTCTACGCTGTAGACCTTTTTCTTAAGACCGCTAATCCTGATAAGGCCAGGGCTCGTTCTAGAGTGTTTTCTCCTGATGTCCCGAGGGCTCGTAGAATAACCGGGGAGTCTCCCGCTTTTGAGCTTAGTGCGTATGACCTTTATTTCAACGCAGAGGGCGGAAGCAACATTTACTACCTTAACGAGTTCGGAGGAGACTTCCTCACTGACGACAGCTCGTGGACAACGTACGCTGTGGTTTCAAACAACAAAAACACAATTAACGAAACTTTGAGTAGCTCTGCTACCCTCGACCCAATTGAGGGAACTATTCGACTTAGTGCCAGTTACTCCGAACTTCTTGCTATACTTGGCCCAAGAGATCCGGGAACTCTGGACCTCTATGCCAGCAGACCAAGCCTAGGAAACCCTGAGGTAGATGAGGTTATTAATTTGCTAACCTCTAATGTAATCTATCAACTGGGTGATCGAGCTAGGCCTATTTTAATACCCTAAGGACACCTATGCCAGTCAACGTCACTGATGTATCAGATGATGCAAAAAATATTGACACTTTTATGAACGAAGTTCTTACTCGTCTAGAAGCCGTCTATGAAAGTTTTAGTATGCCTCTACCGACAAGACGGTACTACACCTTTGGATCCCCTGTAGTTGACTGTGAGCAAGCAGTTGTTTCTCTAGCTCAGATTTATCTAGGAGCGCCAGGAGACGAGGTCTCGGAGCCCCGTCGTTGCAATGACCCGAGGACAGCTACTTTAAATATCTCTATTTCCAGGGAAGTACCCATTGCTCAGCCAAACGGGAATCCTCCAACCCCGGAAGCAATGACGGCGGCCAACAGGGTTGCTGCATATGACTCTTGGGTTCTTATGGAGAGTATTAATGAGCTTGATGCCTGGGCCAGCCCCGGGGGTTTTGGCCTGGGGGTAATTGCAACTTTAGACTACGAACCACCTCAGGGCGGTTTTCATACTACAGTTTTGACTCTTACAATGGCTGTCCCATAATGTTGAATGATATTAGATGGAGAGAGACAAGCGTGGAGAGAGTTCTAAACTCTGAGGGTGGCTTAGTCGGGAGACACTTGTCCGCGCAGGGGAGGGAAATAGTTTCCCTGGCTAAGGCTCAGGCGGGTAAAAAAACCGGCGCGTTACGGGCCTCTATTCACGCTACAAAAAGGGGGCGCAATCTTGGAGGGCAGTATGTCCAAGTAGGCTCTTACCTTCCTTATGCTCTCATGCACCACCAGGGCACCCGTCCTCGAGTCATTGTTCCTCGAAAAAGAAGAGTTTTAAGATTTTATGTTAAAGGTACTCTTGTTTTTACCAAAATAGTTCTGCACCCGGGGACACGGCCGAATCGTTACCTCACTGACTCCATGCGTAAGGTGATAAACTAGAATCTCCAACGACACAGAATAAAAGGAAAAATAGACAATGGCAACAAAATTTAAAGACTTTGGGTCTACAAAAACTGAAGAGTTTGACGAAATTAAATTTAAACTGTACGGAGAAGAATTTAATTGCTTCAGAGCAATTCAAGGAAAAGTTCTCCTTGAAGTTGCAGGAAGTTTTGATGACAACCGCGCGTCTAACGCAAACGACGTCATCGAAAAGTTTTTTAAAGCTGTTCTAGAACCAGAAAGCTATGAAAGATTTGACGCTCTTATCCATGATCCAGATAAAATTGTTCCCGTCGAAGACCTCGGCGAAATTACAGGTTGGTTGGTAGAACAGTACAGCGCCCGCCCTACTCAGGAGTCTTCGGGCTCCTAGACTGGGCGGCTGATAACTGGCCTTATGTGAACGGAAAAGTTATACTTTCCGGGATTATGCTACTAGAGCTGGACGCTTCAGACATGCTTGATGTAATTCACTACCTTTTTGAGGAAGACTTAAGAGTTTCTTCAGCTGAAGAGTCAGAAGCTGTTTCTAAAATACGAGAAACCATGTACCCACTGCTCTACGGAAGACCGTACAAATCCGTATTCACCAGCTCAGATACAAAGTATAATATGAGTACGGCTAGCAGTGGTCCTACTCCGGCAAATAGTACTCCTCCTGGCTCAGAAAGAAAGCCCTACATTCCGCCAACTCAATTTGACCCAGATAGTGTAGTTCCTTTTGGCGAAAAACTAGACTCCCCTTTGAAATAGCGACAGGTAAACCATGGCAGTACTCGGCTCAGCTGAAATCATTGTTCGGGCTGTAACTAAAGACTTTAAAAGACAAGTAGAAGAAGGCTTTAAGAGCGCCGCACCTACTGCAGAAAAAGAAGGCGAAAAAACTTCTAAAGCTTTTGGGCGAGGGTTTTCCCGAGGAGCTGGT